CCAACCTCCTCGCACTTACGATTTATTTAGTAGGAGATGCCCCGTAATGGGAAGAATCGCGGCTACTAGTCTACCACGATTTGTATAGGCTGCGGCTACTAGTCTACCACAGCTATGTATCATAGTACTACTCCGGATACCGGGAGTATAACTCGGTTGTCAAGCTACGGCGAGCCCCGGAATGGTATTGGGGATAGGAACAGCTCAAGTGGGGCGACCTGCTTAAGAAAAACCGAAAGGTGATGTCAGACCTCTGGCGTTGATGGCATTGCGACGAACAATGCTTTACCGTACCCGATTAACAGCGGGCAATTGGGAGCTAAGTCTGCGTTCCGTTTCCTCCTTATCATTCGTAAACTTGTGGATTTGACCTCGGGGTGGAGGACCACAGACCTAACACCAGCTGAGGGATACAGCTTAGAGTGGGGTAACACCTGCAGGGTTGTCACCTATAACTACTTTTATCGACCGAATACAGCCATGGCCACAACTTACAATTCTGTCGATACCAATGAAGATCAGGTAGCGCCTGATCACCACAGCGCACGCATCGATGGCAAGGCCAAAGATGCTAAGAAACATTCACTCGCTAAGAAGAAGCGAGTTCAAGAGCGTGGTTACATTAAGGGGAAGAAGAAACATACCCCTGATGAGCGTAAGGCGTTGGCAAACAAACGCCGTGTAGCCACAGGCACGGGAGGCCTCTCTAGACGAGAGAGAGAAGTCCGACGGGTGCTTCACGAACCCGCCGTGCCCACTCGTCGCGAGATCAACACCGAGTTGATTCGCGGCGGGATAGAAGAAGAGCCTGGGCCCAAGAAGAAGATCGCTCAACTATCTAGCCAGGAAAAACGAGAAGCGTGTCGGACACCATTGGATCCTGCTGTAGCCCAGCAAATCCGAGACGCTTACAACAGACCTTTAACCAAGGTCCAATTTAAGATCTCCAAAAGGGCAGAGGAGAAAGAAGAAGCTCGCGATATGGCTGCCGAGGAATTGGCGGCCATGGGCTTATTCGACCCTGCGATCATCTCTGCTGCCCGTCCGTTTAGGCCCGTGCCCGTTCCGGGGACTAGCCACGACGATCGTCCTGATAGCGAGCTGATGCCAATAGCACCCCCACCTTCTCCGGTTGAAGAAATTCCTGAGCCACCTCCCCGACGCCCTACTCATGTCGCCGTGGACATCTCCGAAACATTTCCTGCCGAGAAAGTGGTGCTACCGCTTCAGACGCAACTGCGGCGTGCTGCTGCCAATTTGAATCATGTCGTACCTGGAGGCCCTTTGCCCCCTGGTTTCTTTCATGCGCCACCACAGCCCCCGCCCCGTCCTCCAGTCATTAAGATCGTCGATCAGACTTTTGAAGAGTCTGACCTCCGTGGAGATGTGCTCATCAAGAACGAGTCTCGTGATGAGCGCGTGTTGTTCGCCCAAAGTTTGTTTGGGCGACGAGCAGTAGTGACATCAGCCACCATTGAACGGTATCATATGGTGGGCGATTGCCGTAAGGTCTCAAACCGCGGTGTCCGTCTTACGGACAGGCCCTTTGAGGTTAGGCACCTTAGGATTCGCGTTGGTTCTCCCTGGTGGGTGCTGCTCTTGGCCGGGCTGTCAACACTACTCGTTGCCTGGCTGCTCTATAAAGTCCGTGATGTTGCACACAGCGCTTTGTCCTCTCTTCTGCTGACCGCTTACTCCTTCGCGTTGAGTGCCGCATTATCTGGCCTGACGGGCCCACCTTTTTTTGCCTCTTTGGCATCGGGAGTTTTGAATTCCCTTTGTGCAGAGTTCGGTGGTTCTTCACTCCGTTGGGTTCAGCCTTTCATCGCTCTGGCTCCGTTCTTTCTAACGCCCAGCCTGCTCTGCTCCCATAAAGTGGTTTCTTACATGCCACATTTAGTCGCCTGCTTGTTGGGTGAGTACAAGCGGGGAACTTCTCGACAGGTGATGGAGTCTACAATCCATCAGAAAACGAATCGAATGGCCACATTGCCTCTTCCTGATCGTACACCTAACTGGACTGCAAACACGTTAGAGTACGGTTCAGAGATGGTGGCCCTGTTCTTGAACGAACAAGTGGATTTTGGGCGGGCCCCCACGGCAAGACTCCCGGGTCTTGTCGATGTGGGGGCACAGTAAGGCCCAAATCCCGTGGTTCGGGGGGGAATCATGATAGCAGTCACGCTTTGGCAGACATTGATCCGTGGACCACCCGCGAATTCAAAGTCTATGCTGAGGGTCAACGCATCGATGAGATACCCCTGGACCCACCTGCAGCAACAGCCCACATTTGTGATGGAGTCCGGGCTAAGTTGCTGATCCCAATTAAGAGGCGAGACAGGCGGCGCATGTTCAGGAGATTGCCCTTTTGTTCTGTCCCTGGGTATGCCCCGGTCTGTTTGGACTCCAACGACCCCGAGACCGTTGCTTGCGGGTTCAAACAGCGGATGGCACGTGAAGTGCCTGTACCAAAACCCGCTGTTTTGGCCCGCTTTAAGGCCTATTGTGAACAGGTTGCTTCTGAATTACCAACTTTGCCCCCTATGGACTTTGAGGATTGGTTGGCATCAACTAGTTACAATGAGGCGCGTAAGCAGGAATTACGTACTGCCTACGACGAGAATCACGCGCAACCACCGCCCCGTAATAAGGCTCAACAGGTGGCTGCTTTTTTTAAAACGGAATTTTACACTGCTCTTAAGCATTGCCGGTGGATTGCTTCACGGAAAGATTGCTTCAAAGTGTTCGCTGGCCCTGCTGCCAAAACCGTTGAAAGCGTGATCTATTCTCTACCCTGGTTCATTAAACACACCCCGGTACCTGATAGGCCAGCTGCTGTTGCAAGCTTGCGTCAGGCAGGCCGTCGTTATTACCTAACTGATTTCACTGCGTTTGAGTCCCATTTTGCTCCTGAGGTCATGAACGCTTGTGAGGTTGTTTTTTATAAACACATTTTACGAGACTGGTCCTATGTTGACTTTATGGTCTCTGTGTTGACAGGTAAGAATCGACTGCGTACACCGTTAGGTGTTAATGCCGTTCTCACAGGGAGGAGGATGTCAGGTGAAATGTTCACGTCGGTGGGGAATGGCCTGACTAACTTGATGTTGGCCAGGTTCATTGCTCACGAACAGGGTCATGACCTTCACGGGTATGTGGAAGGGGATGATGGACTGTTCGCCACCGAGGCCGTGTTGACACGTGAACATTATCTTGACCTTGGCTTCACCATTAAGATTGTTCAGATAGATGATCCTTGTCGTGCTATCCCTCTTGATGCTGATGTTGAGCCCGGTAGTATGGCGTTTTGTGGTCTCATTTTCTCTGATGCAGGTGAGATCATAAAAGACTACCGAAAGTTCTTTCAGGGGTTTGGCTGGACGCATAGCTTCATAACAGCGGGTGACGCTATTATGATGCAACTCTTACGTGCCAAGGCTCTTTCTGTTATTTACGAAACCCCTCAGTGTCCCATATTAGGTGCTATGGCTCGGTATGCTCTCACTGTTACTCGAGGTGTGGTCATCTCTAAGCTGGTTTTGGATTCGTTCGACAGTTACCACTATGTCCCTAAGGATGAGGTTCCGATACCTTTTTTTCAGCCTTCTCCATTGACACGTGATCTTTATTCACGGGTATTTGCCGTACCAATTGACACACAGCTGGCTGTGGAGAACGCCATTTCTCGAGGCGACTTTTCTTTAGTCGCCAAATACCTTCCTGCACCTGATGTCGTATCGACCTATGCTGACCGTTATGTGGTGGTCACGTAATGTTCGCATGGGTCTTTTCGGCAGCGCTCCATCGGGAATAACGACCCCGCCGATTGCGAGTTTCTTTTCACCTCTGTTTGAAGATTCCTAAGCAGGG